TAAATCCAATTATGTTATCTTTCTTACTGTTCATTATCAATTCAAGATAAAGTTCTCCATCAACAAGCCATTTATAAAAAAGATTCCACCCATTTCTATTCAGCTTATATACTTTATCATGTAGATAATCGAACGTCGCGCGGATTCTCTTCTTTACAAGATCATTCATATCATCATTTTCAAAATTAAGCACTGCGATAGCATTATCTTTCTTTACAATGGCCTCATCACATATATTATCGAGTGCATCTGAAACCTCAGGAGACAATGCCATTTCTCTATATTTATGCACTCTGGATTTCTTATTTGAAAAATATTGTTCAAAATCAAAATCCATTATATGTAAATCAGCATAACTATCATAATTATCAGAAGTCTTATGTTCTAATTCTTCCTGAGTTTGCCCCTGAGAATTATCACTAATTTGTTGCTGAGTGTCACGCCAAGATTTAGGTATGAAATTCAAAAAAAACTTAGCAAATGGATTTATCTCTGCTATTTGACCTGTATATTTCATCAACGTCCCTTATGAAAAATTTTATATAAGTATTTATGCTACTACGGCACAAACTTATTATACCGCATCCTAATGTCAGCTATGTTCGCATCAAAATACGTTCTTGCAAAAAATGCACTTACTTCCTTGAATTTTCTTAAATCAATAGCTCTCGCGTTTGTTATTCTATCAAGTCTATACTTTCTTATAGCCACTTTCGTTTTTCTTAACACTTGATAAACTTTAGGATAATTTAATCCATATATCCTATAAACCGGCTGTCCACCCAATCCTCTAATTCTTACAGTTTCATCTAATCTTCTTGACAATTTTGATATTCTGTCAAACCAAATCATTCTTGGTTTTGGGGGCATGTGGTGAAAATTCATACCCAGTGCATATTTTCCCCTAACCTCGAATATAAACACTAACGGTTCATAATCATACAATCTAAGCTCTTCCCTCGGATATTCCTTGCTAAAATTGTAGTGATAAGAATACATTCTTCCGGGAACTATCTTTCTTGTAAACTTAAAATTAGTTCTCAGATATTTGAAATAATCACTTATAGACCGTAAACTATATCCATCGGGCTTCATTTATCTTTTCTTGATTCCATGTAAATATAAAACTCTTCTTTAATGTCTCTCTTCTTTACGTTTCCTAATCGCCTTGCATATACATAATCGCCCATTGAAGATAGGTTAGTTGAAGCAGAACTTTCCTCGTCAACACCAACCATCTTTTTAAGTATACCAATAACCAATTGATAGAAATCTTGAGAATCTTCCTTTACTTCTGGATATTCTTTCTTAACTATCTTTTTGGCTCTTGAATATAAGTCTTCAACTTCTTTTTCTGATTTATTTGTTTTTTTCGCAAAACTCTGAATAACTGCCGACGGCATAATTTATTCCCCCACGTCTTCATCAAGCAAGATTGTTTTAAGTAAATCATCAATAGAACAATCAAAACTTTCTGCAACGTTAGATAAACTTCGTTTTATTCTTTTTATCTCAGCCTTTTGTTCAACACTGCCACGAACCACCAACTTATTATAGAACTGATTTCTATCTCTTGTTTGTAACCAAAGATAAGTATGAAGATTAGACATTTTTCCTTTAAGCAAACGTCTAATCTTAAAAACTACTCTATCAAGTAAAGTCAATGCTTCTTTCTCCTTATCCGTTTCAGGCTGCTTAATCACTCTACCATCTTCGTTTATTAGATCAGCTTCATAAGCAGCGGTTTTTGTAAACGGAGTCATCAACTTTTTCAAAAGAATATAGGAAATTACACTATCAACTTTAACATTGTCTGACATTATCGAAAGAACCTGTTATAAAAAGTACTAAACTCATTAGATTCACCAACAACTTTCTTTTCACTACCAATCATCTTTTTAGCTAATTGAGTAGTGTATTCATCAATTGCTTTAATATATTCCTTAGCCATTTCATCATCTTGACTTATCAACCCCTTAATAAGTTGAATTGCCTTATATGCTTCATTTTCATCAACCGACCAATCAGTAGAACCCAAATCTTGTATAACCTTCTTTACATCTACAGCCATCGTTTGCCCCTCACTTTAAATATTTATCCATTTTATTTTCTCTGTCTTCCTTTTCATCTTTAACTTCAATGAAATTATCAGCCATTTCTTGCATCAATTTATTACCCAACTCGGTCGAATATTTATCCATCTCACACATATATTTATCAACTAAAACATCACTCATATCAGCCATTTCTGTCATTTTACGACATGCTTCACGGCGAAGTTTCTTTGATTTTGACCAATTAGTATCAGCCATTTCTTTAATCATTTTTCCCGCTTTAGAGTAACTTTCCTCAGTCACTTTAATGGTGGGAAATTGGGTATAGCCATACATCTCTGCAAGTAAATCTTTAATTGACATTTAAAACCTCCTCTTAATTATTTATATAGGATTAATTTAACTCTCTCCACGTCAACGAACATTCAACATCAACTCCATCTGAACCATCTATTGGACGAACACACAAAACTTTTGTGTCGCTAACTCCACCAATAGTAGAACCTAAAAGAATAGCATTTTCAACTGTTTTACTCACACTGCCAGCTGCACCAGTTTGATTTCCACCTGATTCAATAAAACCACCATATATTTTATATCCACCAGTAACAATATTTTCCGTAGCACCTCTTGCAATTTGCACTGTAGAATATGGCTCATCTTGATAATTAAAAGTTCCTGCAACAGTAGGATTTAAAACTATAAACCATTCTAACTTAGAACTCGCAGATTGTACTTGTATAGCTGAATTTAATATCTTTACAGAAGACTCATGCATATTGCTTTTAAGTCTAATACCTAAAATTGCATAAACAACATTTTCATTTGTACACGATACGTGAGTTCCGTCAGTTGATGCATATCTAATCATTCCAGTTTCATCAGTTCCACCTTCTGATATTACAGTAGAACAAATTTGAACCATAGATGTCGCCGGTCCAGTACCATCATTAGTTATTTCTGACCTAATCGGTAAATTAGGAACTCTCATATAAACAACATCTAAAACATTAGTATTCAGAAATTGATGTGTATATATTGGAACACCATCAATCACAAATCCACATCTAACTCTACCAACACCAAGCCATTCTACATCAACAAAAAACAATTGAGTTTTAGTAAAGTCAAGATTAATCTTAGATTTTCCATTTCCATCCATCGTATCCAAATTCCAATTACTTTGCAAAACTTTATTATCAGCGACAGAACCAGAAGCATTTGATCTATTTACGATGTAAACATCAGTATCACTTAATTCAAGAAATATTCCATTATTTTCATCAAATAATCCTTCGCGTTTAGTTATTCCATCAAAACCACCCTGAAAATTAAACGAAAGAATAATTTCCATACTTTTACCAGGCTTATAATTAAATCTCATTTTAGTTTGTCTTACACGTATACCAAATTCATTTTCAGAAACTTTAATTTCTTGCGAACTCTCATAATTATTCCATACTGTACTCGTTCCAGAACCACTCAATTCAACATTATCAAAGTAAAGTGGTTGATTTTCAGAAGCAGACAAACCATAATCATATATATTTTTAGAATCAAATATAGTTGTAGGACTACTAACTCTCCATCTTGCAAAAGCATCTATACTCGGACCGTCATCAGCCGTTATGTTCATTTTTCTAAGTAAACTCATTTATCTCCAACCTTCTATTGAATTAAAACACAAATCAATCACTTCACCATCATACAAAATAAAACTTTGATTTTCACCAAACAACAAATCACTTCCTCGTGGAACAATCTCAACCCAATTTCCACAATTTCCACAATTCAGTATTCTAAATTGTCTACCATCAATACCTTCTATTAAATTCAAAACAATTACTGAGTTATCAGTATCTACAAAATGTATATATTGATAAAAATCAACGGTCGATGGAGATTCAGAAATCCTAATCGAACCTGAAATTCTTCCAGATTTTATTTGACTAAGTGCAATTTCTTTTGCATCGGTTTCATTTATACCACTTCCAGAATACCACCAAGAATTTGCAGATGCAGCCTTTTCTATAATAGATTCAACAAAAACATTATCACTTTTCAGTTGACTTATAATATCCGTGACTATCTTATTAACATCAACAGATTTACCATCATCGCCTTTAGGCCCAACATCTCCCCTATCACCTTTAGGCCCAATGAAAGAATCATCCTTAACGATAGTTTTAACTTTACTTTTAAAATCTTCTTCTGATAATAAAAGTTTATCTGAAAAAAGCCTACTAAACTCTTTTCGTTGCCTATCATCAAGATAGTGTTCTAAAATAAGTTTACTTTCACTATTTAGATTCACTCAAAATCCTTTTAATTTTCTCAACTGTATCTTTACTTTCTACAATTTCTTTTCCCTTATCAGTAATATCACAATTCTCATCAATCAATTTATACATAATCATGTCACTTTTAAAATCTTCATGTATGTTATGCGATTTGTGATATATGACAAGAGAAACCAACAGCTCATCTGGCAATTCTGAATTATCAACCACATACTCATTAAGAACATTAAGATTCTCAGATATGAATTTCTCTTTAGGTTTTGTCATTTCATCTAATCGTTTTCTAAAATCTTTCACAATATTCTCCTTTAATAATCACCCCATATTGAATCGGGCGATTCTGTTTCAGAACTATCATCATAATCAAACGCTGAAAGTTCATTATCTATAAATTCTGATATGTCAAAATCATCAATATCTTGATTTGTAAATGCACTAATATCACCCATTGTCGCTGAAGTATCTGCACTCAATGAAATGTTAGTATCTGTAAACGGTGATAATGTGAACACCCAAGTATGTTTTCTTTGATGTAACATCTCTTCTTCTTGCCCAACATCCCTAATTTCATATATTCTATTATTATATGAAGTGTATATTACATCTCCTACTTTTGGAATTACAGTGTCACCAGTATCAGCTAAAGAAGCAGCACTGAAATGTCGTTTCGTACAGAACATTTGAAAATTGTCAATACCTTCAATACCAAACCGCGACCACAATTGCTCTTCTTTAGGCAATTCTCCGTGAAGAATTATAGTGAATTTCTGTTTAAAATATCTATCTCCGTCCTCACCAAACAACTTATCATATGACGTATCAAAAGTTGACTCATAATAATCAGCGCTCAGGTTATTCTGATTGTACATGTCAGTAATTAAAATTTCATACAATTCAGATTCGTTGTCATATGCCGACTGTGTATAATTGAAATAACCGGACGGTAAAGCTGAATCACTATTCCAGTCACTCATAAATTCCCCTTATATAAAAGAAAAGGTGTTTGACTATTAACCAATCAAACACCTTTCAAAATCCATCTGTACATAATTATTTATATGAGATTGGCTGCTCTATTAACAACCCTACCCTGTTTCTGATACTTTACTTTAGCAAAACCATTATTTTCATTCACATTAACATTGTTTTCCGAAGGCATACCACTTAAAATTTCATTAGCTCTTGACATAGGATTACGTGCGTTAGTAGCTGTTTTAGTTGATTCTTCAACTACCTTGTCCTTAACCTTTTTTTCTTTTTCTTGTTTTTCCCTAACACTCTCTTTTACAATAGTATTACTCTGCTTTAAATATTCCATAAATGATTTACTTGCCATACATTACCGCTCCTTTAAAATTACTATTATCCTTATTGGATTGGAGGATTCATCACTGCCACATATCGACAATCAATTTTCAACCTCCAATTCAAAGAACTATATTGTTTTCCATCATTGCAACTAATCCAGTTTTATCATTCCAAATGAAACATTCACTGCCCTTCAAAGTTCCAACATATCCTTTTTGAGAATGCCACTGGTCAGTTCCACTAATACTTCTCATATATCGAACAACCACACCCACATATTCCTTGGTTGAGCGATATTTTATTTCTTTTCTGTGATGTAAATGACCAAGATGAAACTCTCTTACCTTAGATTGACTCCACAAATGTGGAACTTCTTGAGCCATAAGCAATGGTAAATCTGATTCTTTCTCATCTGCACCGTGAGTGTAACCCAAAAGAACATTACCATGTTTATAATACTTCCTGAACTTTTCAGAGTTATTTACCGTCACGTTTGGATTGTCAGCATAGAACATTTGTAAAGTATCACCAAGATAAAACATTCTCTCAAAATCATGATTACCCGGAACAACAATAACATCAACCGGAGCGAACTGAGAAAGAAAATCAATACCGCCAATTAACAATTCCCTTCCCAACTTATAGACTTTTTGCCACCTTCTATCTTCAACCTGAATAGTTCCCTTGGTTGTTGTTCCCAACATATTGTCAGTATTAAAAAAATCATTACCAACAGGAAAAACTATTCTATTGAAATTGAAAACACTGGCTCTTTTCATTGTCAAATCAAGAGTGTTCATAAACCTATCATATGCTATCGAAGTATCATAATTCTCACCCGATTGAGCATGATAACACAATTTACCTATATGAGCATCATATATGTTTACTTCTGCCAAATTATTATCTTGATTCTTATCAACCTTATACTTAATTGACTTAGTTTTTGGTTTATGAGATTTACAAAGTTCAATAAAATCCTTTCGTATATCTTCATAATCCCAAACCACGTCAGACCGAACGAACGAAACTTTAATTTGATAATTTCTATATGTTATCCCATCTTTAGTAGTAACATCCCACGAATTGATTTTGGGATTGTTAGCAATCCACTTTTGTCTGTCAATTTCAAATAAATCAATCAAATTGTCAAGATTATAAGGAGTATTGCCAGTGGCAACAATTTGCTTATAAGTAACTGTACCAATCGCCTCATTTTCATCAACATCAACATTAGAATTAAAATCTTCTACCTTTTCAACGATTGATTGTTTACAAACATCACAATATTTTTCATCTTTTTTTCTAAATCTACCACACGATTTACACTTGTTCACATATACTCCTAAGAAAAAATCAAATCAACTTATCAATCTCAAGTTTAATAGTTTTGAAATTGAATTTCTGTTCAACATAATATTTCAATCTCTCTCTAAAATGTTCATATAGATAATTTGTAATTAAATTTCCTCTTGAACTGGAATAACTCAAATCATCTATAACATCCCACAAAACCATTTTCTGCTTATCTTTAGACTTTCTAAGCCCTCTGCCAATAGACTGTAAAATTGTAATTTTTGATTTATAACTAGAAGCGAATATGACATTGTGTAATTTCTTCATGTTAAGACCAGTTGACATAGTTTTATATGTACTGACAATTATCAAATTCTCTTCTGTTTCAACCAACTTTCGTATAGCTTCTCGTTGTTCAGTTTTTATCTCCCCATAAATTATAAACACTTTATAATCATCATCTAAATTGTCAATTAAATACTGTTCAACGTTCTTAACTTGCTCTATATGTTGCATCAAAATAAGATTGTTTTGAGGCTTAGGTATCTTTGAAAATATCCAATCAAAAACACACATCCTATCCATTGAACTCTTTACCAAATCAGACTCAAATCTAAATTTTCTCTGTTTGACCTTGGTTCTTTGTTCCTTATAACCTTCAACAGTTTCTTCTGATCCATCTACATCTTTCAATTCCCTTATATATTTATTTATATCCTTAATTTGCTTATCGAAATCAAATATCTCATTTACTATATTTTGCTTATGTTTAAGCAAAACATTTACAATAGAAATGGGCGATATAACACCCATTTCTATACCTTCATCAGACTTAACATTTATCAATTCTGGTCCAATAACCGATTCGATGTTAAGTAAATCATTCATATCTTCTTGCAGCGTTCCAGTAAACCCAATCCTATATTCTGCATTGTCGCACATCTTACCAATCTTATTTATTGAATAGGTCTTTGCAGAATGACAATTAGAAACCAATAAACCATCAGCAACGTAATTGTGATTGTCCTCTACCGATATATTATGCACCACCCCACTGTAGTGCATTTTATGTAGTTTCTTTACTTTCATTTAAACCTTTCTAAATGTGAGTGACTTCACATGAACCACCACTACACGCAACTTCACCGTTTAGATTAGTCGAATCCATAACTTCTTTTACTTTTGTCAAATCAATATTTCTAACATATTTAATCAACTCATTATACGTCTCTTCAGTTATTTCCTCAAACGGTGCTTGAACATAAGAACCTCCATCATATGGCAATACAGAAATGCCATTATATGAATTTCTATTGTCCCACATCCATTTACCAACATTTTCCCACTCATCATCTTTAATTGACACTGTGACAGAAACATTATTAGTGTTGACACCCGACACGTGTCCCGGCTTTATCCATTTATCGTGATATTTCTTAGTTCTTTCAAGTAAATCAATTGCCGATTCATATCTATAAATTGCACCTTCTGGAGCTTTAACTGGAATAGAAACAACACCTTCGGTTTCTGGTTTAAAAAATTCATCTTCAACTAAATTAGGTATAGCTCTCTTTAAATATGAATATATAGCTTCATCTTTATTAAATCTCATTCGTCTGATATAATAAGGTGCATACCAAGCATGTATACCAGATGATGAGCCAACAACGAGAGAACCACTACCCTCTGGCTTAATAGTTGTAACTCTTGCCGCTGGATTTATACCTATCATTTTTGAAAATTCTTCATTTGTTTTTTTAGCAATCACAGCAGCTTCTTCTAAATCAAGATGTTCTAATTTTCCAGAACCAATTCCAGTAATACTTACACCAATTAAAGCATCTTCTTCCGTGGTCTCTTTCCAACAATCCCGCAAATAATTAAAATCTGTATATGAAGCCTGTAACGTGCCAATGCAAGACGCTGAATATACTCTATTATTAAAATCTTCTTGATTTTCAACAGTTGAACCATTAACCGTGGTAAGATTACAAAATTGGTATGGCTTCAGAGAAATTTCACAATTATGAGCAATAACACCCTCAACAACCCCCCAATGTGTATCATCATCAAGTGAAAAATCAAAAACCTCCAAAAAACCAAAATCATTTATTTCTTCAACTGTAACAGCGAACCCATTTTCCGATTTTAATAACTTGTCAAACGTATCCTTAGCTTCTATCTCGTCTCCACACATATCCATAAAAACATGGTCGGGTGTACAAACTATCACATTTCCATTTGACAGTGTTAGTTTTATAGTTTTCTTAAACCCGTTCGACCAAACTGTACCATTAACCAATTCTCCCTTAACATTTACAAAACGAAGTTGTTTATCAACCATTCTTGATATTTCTATATAACCATTTTCTGTCAATATTTTAGTTTTACCAGCAAAACAACAAGGATTTGTTCCCAAATCTTTATCATTTGTCCAATAAATTCCCGGCTCACCCGAATTACTCGCTCTCACTCTTTCCCAAACCCAATCAAAATGTTTTTTATTGGCTTTACTTCTAACCATAACAACACTGTTATTTGCACGTTGACGTTGTGGATTTCGTTCCCACCAAGAACCAAACTTACATTCAAGCATTTCTTTATCATCATACGAGAACAAAGAAATCATAGCGGCTCTACGAATACCACCAGATAATACTGAATCTGCGATGTGACAATTAATATCATGAGCTTCAATTGGTTTAAGTGATGTTCCCAATCCCCTTTCTTCAATAACCGAATCAAAAACTTGCTTTATTTGATGTAAACATGTTTTTAATGGTGCTGGTCCGGGTGCTTTACCACCAGCAGTTACCAATAAAGTACCTTTTGGTCTAATATCACTAAAATCAAACCTTGGAGCTGGTTTACCTTTAAAATATGAACTTACTAAAGTTTTCACCGCATCAGCCCACCCAACAATTGAATCGCTGACTACATATTTTTTAGATTTATTTGAGGGCCCAATCAGTGGTGGAAGTTGAGAAACGTGATGTTTCTGAACACTATAACCAACCCCTGTACCACCAAGCAACAAAAACATAACTTCCTGAAACGCTTCCAATTCTGACATTGGTAAATATGCACAGTTCCCCGTACTTATACCAGACGATAGAACAAAAGACTTGTCGTCTTCTACCTCCAAACACCAAACTTCTTCTTTGTTAAATTTTTCAATGTTTTTTACTATAAAAAGAGCGTTTGTTTTATTTGAAACTTTATCAAAAGGTTCTGTATTATCATAATTAAATTTTTCAAATAATGACGGAGCAGACATTAAACAATCGCCTTTTTTTAACGAAGTTGTTTCAGAACCATCTGAAAGTAACCAACGATGGTTTGGAGTTGCATATTCAACAATTTCATTTCTTCCTCTTTTTATTGTTATCTTGTTCAGTTTTTGCACTCCGTAATTTTTTACTACTGCGTTTTTCCAATTACCAAGATGTGTTAAAACATTTATATTGTCGCCATCTTTAAAATCATTAAATGTTTTTACTCCTTCATTTGTAATAAAAGCAGTTGTGTTTTTAAAACAATTATAAATTCTCGCATTATTCAATTCAATTGCCCTACCAGCAAATTGAACTGAACGCATTGATGGCAATTCTTTTTTATCTAAAACCCCTCTATATATATCCATTAACTCATTTTCAAGAAAAGGATATTTTTTAAGATGCATTCCCAAATTGCGCCAAGTCAATTCCTCCCAAATTTCTCGTCGTTGCTTATCTGAAAGATGCCTCGCATATTTTGAAAAAACAGTAATATCTGATAAAACCCCTAACGACTTCTCCATGTTAGTCATCCATTTCTTTGTTTCAGTTCGCGTCTCAGTTCTTTTAATCTACCGATAAAAATTTGCTTTGAATAATCAAAGGTATAGTTATTTATAATCGTTTCCAGAATATCAATAAAATACACAATATCTTGTGTATTCATATTTGTCAATTTAGTATATATTGCACTGTTTATTCCTAAATTTACATATCTCATATTATCTTACTTAACCTACTCATCATTTGTTTAATGTGTTGCTCAGAAATGACCTCAAACACATAACCATTAGATTTACAATATACCATAAGCGAGTTCCATTTCTTAGTATTGTTCACATATGTTTTCAATTCGTAATTATATCTTGCCATTGCTTTTCTTGTTTTTCTCGTTGGTTGTTGTGGTTTATTTTTAGTGTTTAGTTTTCCAGCTTCAAGCAACGGCCCCTGTTTTTGTGGCTTCACTTCCCATACACATTTAACAATTTTATCACCACTTCTAAGAACAACAATAAAATCTGTTATATATGTTCTAACTTTACCTTTAATATCAGTATAAGGTATTTTTAGAAGTTCATATCCCCATTTCAATATGTTACCTGACATGTCACAAAGGTAACACACTTTAGCTTCCCAAGAGCTTCTGTATTCAATGTTGCCCTTATTTAAACACTTTTCGGGATATTTCGGCGTATATGTCCCTTGATACCAACTTCCTTTTCTATGTATCATATCTTCTTAATTGTAGTTGAATCTGATTGCCATTTCTTCTCTAAATCATTGAGTCCATTCTTTATAAACCAATCAGAAACCACATTCGGTTTTAATTGTGCAGTTTCATATTTACAATAACAATCAACTATCTTATCAGATATTTGCTTTGGTATATATTCAAAATCAATGAGTTTAGTATTTAAAACATATTTCTTTTTCGTGTCTTCATCTTCAAGATGCGAATCAAGTCCCTCATTCAGTATTTTCATTGCTGTTTTTGGACCACATCGATTCTTAATACCGGGAATATCATCTGAATTGTCACCACTAATAATCTTAACTTGTAAATCCATCAAGGGATTTACAGATTTCATATATTTCATTGTGGTTGGATTGTACTGTTTGAAATTTTGATATATCTGAAGCTGTGTAAAATCACTATCTGTACTTATCAATTCAACAGAAACATCCTCAGATTTCAAAAAATATTTAGTCAATATAGCAACTACATCATCAGCCTCACACGTGTCTATTCTAAGCACATAAAAGTTTGAAAAAATAATTCTAAGTTCATTGATAAATTCATTCAGTATAGGAAAAAATTCATCAAAATCAACCTTTGATTTTTTTCGCTTCAATTTTCTACTTGACTTATAATCAGAATATATCTCTTTTCTCCAAGTATTGTCGCCATCAAATGCCAATATTACTTTATCTGGTCGCCTATCTTTTATAACAGAAAAAATACTCGAAATTACAAGATGTTTCCAATAACCATAATATTCAGTTTTAGTCCACGTCTTTTCTTCCTGACCCATATAATAACGCTTATCAGTTTTTTCAAATTCATATGCTGCACTGTGAATCATCCTATATACTAAATTGTGAGCATCAAAAATAAGAACATTTGATTTTAACTGGATATCTTTTATATAATCAAAAATACTATCAATATTACTTATTTTTTGCATCTTTTTTAATATCCTTCACTTCAATCCCAACACTCCGATTTTCATATACTTGACGACCATCAAAAACAACATTACTTTTTCTTTCTTTTGGGAATCTACCAAATTTCATTTTAGCTCTCCTAATTCAGATTGACATTTAAGTGCAACTCCGATACTATCAGCAATATCATCACTAATACCAGTTTCAGAATAAATCTCAAGACTAACACTTTCAAGTTCACTGCTCATCAATTTCTTTCTTTCTTTCAAATCTACTTCAACTGATTTCTTTGACTTATTTATTTGTCGCTCAATGTTTTTTATCTTCGTAGAATCAGAATCTTTCTTTCTCTTTTCAGATGCCAAACATTTTCTAAGATGATATAACTCACCTTTATCAACACTTGCAAGTATTGATTTTGCATCATTGACCTTTTCTATATAATAATCAAACCTATCAGGTTTAATCAAATCAAAATATTCACAAATAGATAATTGAATTTCAGCTTTAGGTGAACTACCATCACATCCCAATAGTGATTTTTTCCACTCCGATGGAACATATAAACTTGGTTCCTTTTGGTTATGAGCATATGCAAGACGAAGCGCCACACCATTAAATCTACCCAACACAATAGCAGTTTTAGCGGAACGACATATAATTACATCTTCAATAGCTATATTGTCCGGTTTATGTTGAGATATAATCTTTTCGAGTTCACCATTAAAAAGATTCAATTTCTGAGACATTGACATCTTTGAAGATGGATGAATAACATTATATTCTATCAACTCTTTACCATCAATAACACACCAGCCGCTATTTCTTGAACTAATATCTATACCCATTATTTTTGACATAAAATCTCTTTTCTATACAAACCAAAACTTATCATACCACGATTTAGTGAAATATTTTTCCAGTTCATAAAAACTATACAGTTCACGCCTACACTGTTTAACGTAAAGAGAATTTACATCCCATTTAACATTTTCCAAAAGTTCATTATCTTTTATAAACTTTTTCCAATTAAATACCCATTTACCTGCTTTCAATAACTGTTGCTGCTTTTTCCTTGTTTCACTGGTAACATCATAGTCAAGTAAATAATATACATCTAATTTGTCAAATTCTTTCTGGTGTTCCGTTGACCAATTAGTAGAAAATGTAAATAAAGAATTTTCAACAAAAATAGAATCTATATACCCTTCAAGTAGTATAATTGGTTTTGATTTATCGAGCTGGCGCAATTGATTTTGTATTACTTCATTTTTATCTTTTTTACAATTAAGATATTTTGGTTCTTTATTGTAAATTGAACGCCCCTGCCAATAAATTATCCGGTTTTGTTGATTATAAAAAGGAATAATGATTCTATTTTTGTAAACCCCTGAAACTGAAACGAACCAACTTGAATAGACACTATCTGGAATATTTCTCTTCTTACAAGTATTTATAGCATCAACAAATAGCTTCTTATCAGACGACAAAATTGGTCTGAATGTTTTAGCTTCATCCTTTTCATCATATTTATGTTCTTTGGATTCAACTAATTTAACAACATTTCGCTGTTTTACAACGTCTTTATTATCTTCAAGAGCACTTCTCATCAACTCCTTAAAATACGAATGGTATATGTCTGGATGATACTCTTTAAGCCACCATTCAGCGTGAATCGAAGCACCACAGTTCCAGCACCTATAAAACCATCTACCATGAAGAAACTTAAACCACCCACGTTTCTTTCTTTTGGAATATGAAGAATCCCCACAAATATTACAAGGAAAATTCACTCCATCGTTTCTATATACAACACCCCTATAATTTCTTGCAGCTTCAAATATGTAATTTTTTAATATGTGATTTTTTAAAGATTGGTCTATTTCGTGTTGATACATAAGAATTGAAAGGGCGCTTGAGAAAACCCAAGCGCCCACCTTTAATTTTAGTCATCCATCATGTTGATAAAATCATCAATATCATCTTCACTTTCAACTACACTGTTATTAATGTCTTCATTTGTTATTTCAACATCTTCCTTCTTTGTTTTTTGACTCTTATCTTCATCAATCATTTCATCAATCTTTGACGAAGTAGAAATCACATCCTCTTCTGAAATAACCTGCTTCGATTCCCCAATACCACAAACTTTCTTGTAAAGAATCTCAAGCTCTTCAGGAGACTTAATATTATCTTCACTTACAAATTCACTCAAATCATAAATTTGTTCATGTACTTCCTGAATCTTTTCTTCATCACCACCATAAAGGGGCGAAGGTGTGAGAAATTTACATTTATCATATTCTTTATAACCACCAGCATTTGTATATACCTCAAGTTTCATTGTAGAACCAGCATAATAATCTTGAACATGTACGAGCTGCTTATCTGGATCATCACCATCAGGAGTTCTCATATCGTCAATCTTATCATTTATAGTTGCAGACACACGATAAAGAAAAACCTTACCAACATTTTCTTCATGTGATGAATCTTCAAGAACCAAAATGTTTGTAATTCGGGATTCCTTATTAAAACGATGCTTATATGCTGACAAGGCGGCTTCTTTACCAGCCCTATCCCTCAAGTCTTTATAATCATCAAATATAAATTTACATACATTACAAAACTTTCCAACTTCTTGAAGACAGTGTTGGTTAAAATACCCATTCTTGTCCTTAAAATTATGCTTAATTGTCTTAACAATCGGAGAAGACACCAAATCATGAGAAGGAAGAAAACGAATTTTACCCTTAAAATTACCTTCTGCATCTACATCAGGATAATAAAAACGCTCATCGTGTTTTTTCTTTGTTTCTCGCTGACCCTTCTGATTCTCATCATCCATCTTCTTATTCAAAGAATCCCAATCAATTGCTCCAAATTTCTTCGCCATAACCAAACTCCTTAACATTAAAAAAACTATTCAAAACTTTACAAACCTTAACATATTTATTTCTTTTTTGGTCTAAATAATCATCCAAAAAATAGTCACTGTATTTTACAGAAAATGCATCAGATATGTACTCTTTTTCTAACAATTCAAAAATAATACTTTCTTGATTCTCGCGCAACCCAAACAAATCTTTCATATTCAAAGATAATTTTCTTTTAAGTGCCAATAAAAATTCCTTATCAACACTCAATCTCTTTTCATTGAAAACCCCTTTCAATTGTACTATTTCTTTCTTTCTAACCATTCTAAAATCAAACTTACCATGAAGTTTACTACACAACAAAGCAATCATATAATCGTTCAATGTATAATAGCTATTCTCAATCTCATTGTATATTCTGTTTACGTTACTCCTAACATATATCGATGACCTATCAAAAACACGATTACTGATTGGATTAATTTTATCAGAAAAGAAAACCTTTTTCTTGCGTTCAAGTTGTCTTTGAACGTGAAGAAAAATTGAAAATACCATCAACCTTGAATATTTCATTTCACAAAAAACTTCAACATGCTATTGTTCTTAATTACCTTACCATATTTCTTAGAAAGTTCATACTTCACAATGGTCCAGTTTCTATCATCAAGCATTTTAAGAATGACCCCCACTTCTGCAAAATCCTGTTCAATAAAATTAACACTTTCATATATCGGAACGCAATATTTTTGTTTGATTTTTCTCAAAAGTATATTGAACTTTTGCTTCAAATTTTTATCACAAGTATTTCCAGTCTCAAAAAACTTGCTCAAATCTACTTCAAACATTTCTAAATATTTATAGAATCCACGGCGACTAACTTCCTCATCCATAAAATCAAGATAATTGTGATAACTATCATCTGTAAAATATGTTGACATAAACGCTCCTATTCTTCAATTTCCAAATAATCTTTCATTACTTTTTTCTTTTTACCGATACCAAATTGTTCATCCAAATGTTTAGATACAGATTCTATCTTGTCAGACTTATCCTTTTCTAACTCTTTGGAATTTCCAATCACAAGACCATCTGAATCTAAATTATATAATTTCATTTTCTCATAACATATTCCAACCTGTAATTGCTTTAAATTCAAACCAAACCTATTTTTCAACAATAACCATGTAAATTGTGGCGGGTCAAGTTCACGTAATTCTTCTGTTTGTGTTACTCCTATAACCACATCAGTTTCAGTAAAAATACCGATTGCATCAGCTATGTGAGTTGGATCAATATCACTTCTACCATAACCAGACCTATTACTTTGGGCACTTGTCAATACCGGAACATCATATTCATACGCAAATGCTTCAAGTTCTTGACATTTGAGCTTTCCAATATCATTAGAATTTGAATTTTTTGTAGCGCCATAAGCACCAAAAATACCAAGATAATCAAGAAGTAATATGTCTGGAACAAATTTCTTTTTATCGTGAAGTTCCTTAAACAACATTTTAAGATGATTCACATTTGACTTACCAGCACCATACTTTTTGATAATGAGATTATTCTTAATCTTTTCTTTAAATTTTTTATAAACCCTACCAAACTCTTCTCTTGAAAGATTTCCTAATCTATCCCTATCAACGTTAAACATATTTTGAAGAATACGTTCACCAACATATGGCTCAGATAATTCACACGTCACATATACAACTTTCTGATTATTGAGAATCATGTTAGCTGCAACCGCGCACTTGATCAAAGTTTTGCCTAAGTTCGACTGCGCGACGAAGACCGTAACGCTCTTTCTGTGCAAACCCCCCCTTATCATTTCATCAAAACCTAAAATTCCAGTAGGTATACATTCATCCTCAGAATGAAGATGTTCATACATCAACTGTTCGCCTTCATCAGAAAATAAATCAAGACCAACATTATCATCAAAACTAAATGAATTAGCTTCTTTCAGTTTATCAGCAAACGGACCTATATCATCAAGATTACCATCGTTTAATTTTTCATGAGCAAGAGCAAGGTAATTAAAAATCAACTTACCCTTAATAAACTCCTTTACATTATCTAAAACAAACTCATTTTTATAATCAGATATGTCTAAATTGTTTATGGTGTCCAGTTCTTCATATACATCTTTTTTATCAATGAAAAGTTTAAGGTCTTTGAATGATGGAAATGAATCGTATTTACTCTCAAATTGCTTTATCTTTTTTACTATCTCTTTACAACCGAAATTATCGAAAATCTTCAAGTCAAGATAAGGGAAAACTTTATCCCTTATCTTACTATCAGTCAATATTAACTTCAACACCACTTTTTCATAAAATAGCGGATCGATGATACACCTCTCTTCTTTATTGATAAATATTCAAACTATTCAAAAATTCATTTCCAGCAACATAGTCCAAATATTTAATAAGACACACTCTATCTTCAATATTACCACTCATGAAAAATTTAAACTCGCCCGGAGTTTCTGGATCATTATCCTTAAAACACGATATGAAAGTTTCCTTATAGCTCCTACGCTTAATCTCATTCATCAAATCTTCCGTGGGAATCATTTCCAATGAATATGGATTGTATTTTGACATTTATCAACCTTTATATTTAGAATAAATTTTATCTGCCAAATCTGAATTATCTAAAACATAATTCCAAAATTCATCATCACTATCTTCAATACCAGAATCAATTTCCATATCATTAAACTTAATACCCGCTCTTCGGCCAAGTTTAATACGTTCTACAATACCAAATTCAACCGCAAGTTCAGAAAAACCAGCCCATTTATGAATACCAGAATCCCAATAAACCCGAACTGGTAAAGTAGATTCCTCTTTAATCCCACGCCCCTTTTCAATCTTAATATTAAATTCATAGCCCAAAACATCTCTACCATCTTTTTCTTTTTTACGTTTAATAATCCATATGTAATCAGAAGAATATATAGCTCCAGTTCCACCACCCACAACCGTGGGGGCATATTTTGGATTGGGGGCATCCTGAGCCTTGTATGTATGATTGATAATTACCATTGGAATATCAAGCAATTTCAAATCTACCGTTATCATACGAAAAAGACTTTTAATTGACTTCGCCCGTGTCATATCTGCTTTTTCTTTACCTTCAAGTGCATCTTCAAGTTCTTTACGTGAAGCGAGATTGCCAAGTGAATCAAGAAAAAACATAACTTTTGGTTTTTTCTTATCGCTCTTAAAAGCGTCAATTTGAGTTACTAATTCATGTTTCAAATCTTCTACACAATTGATTGGAGCATGAACAATTCTATCCCAATCTAAATCAAACTTCTCAAGATATTCCTTTGGAATACCAAATTCAGAATCAACAAAAACAACTACATTTTCACTATCCTTTTTCAAAAATGCCTCAACGAAGTAAAGGCCAAACATTGACTTAAAATGTTTAGATTCTCCTGCAACTGTAAGAATACCAGACTTTAAACCAACGTCAATCTTACTACTACACGCGACATTAAGAAGAGGAATATCAGTTATCACAGATTCCTGTTCTCTATTGTAAAACTCTGAATTAGAAACAGTGTTTATATACTTATTCTTTGATACACTCAAAATTTTACTAACCATACTATTACCACTGGATTTATTTGACATTCTCATCTCCTTTTTCAATTATCAACAAATCGGCCCAAAAATTTATCAATTCAAGCCCACCCATATCAGAACTAACCAAATTCATTTTTTCAAAATCTTCATATAAATCTATTTTCAATCTTTTAATTGAACTACTTTCTGGAAACTCTTGAACTCCAATCCCGACAAAACACACTTTATCGGACATATACAAACACTCAACACCACTTATAAACACGTACTCAAATTTAGTATTTGCAATTCTCTGAATCTTGAGAAAAGTTTCAACGTAGTCAGTTTCCTTTTCTATGTTTATGTTTAATGCGTCACAAGAAGATTCAAGCCAAGGAAAAAACACATCTTCAAATTCACACGCTACGCCAATCATAACAACCGGATGAAATTCAACACTGTCTAAGTTTTCTTTATCTTCCACACAAACCACCTCTACTTTATGAATTTAGAAAAATCAGTTTTCTTGAATGTCACATCTCCCCACCCAAGAACATAAAAATAACGCTGAATTATGTTTTGAAACGTTCTATTCCACATGTAATCATAATCTATTTGAAATTTATCTAAAAACTCTTTCGGAAACTTCCCAATAAAACCCACAACCTCTTGTTTCAATTCATTTTTTGGATTTATATGAAAGAATTTTATAGCTGTTCCATTTACAACAGTTTCATAATTCAAATGATATTTAGTTATCAAATAATTGTAATTTATAGCTGCTTTGTTATGAATCGGACATTTTGACTTGTAAAATAAACCTTTCTTTAGGTAATTGTCAATGGGGAGTGCATATTTATCATAATCCGAAACCCCTTTCGGTATGGCTATATCTTCAATAGGAGCTTTTTTAAACTTATCCTTGATATATTTCATATATTTCAGAGTGTCTTCTTTGGAATTGTGAAGCATAAAAATCAATAATTTTTCAAGATATTCCCTACAAAACGTCGGCGTATCTGTTCTTACTGTTTCAATGCCTTTATTGTCATATTGTGGTTCGGAATACGTAACACCTTCATTATCTAATACTTCAACCAAGTACCTCTTTTTCACATTAGAGAAAAATTTAGTTCCAATTTTCTCACGCTTAAACACCATCTTATTTTCAACACCATATTTTGCTGCATAAATGTCAAGTATTTTATTGAAGAACGTATCAAAATATTTGACCTCAAGTATCTGGCAAAAATTTATAAAATCTTGATTATCTTTGAATACTATTCCGGCATTCTTAATCATTTCCTGTAAAGTAAAACCATTTGAATCGGTGTCAATAAGAATAACAACATCGTCTTTCACGGGCTCAATATCTTTGACTTTAACATATTCAGGAACTAACTTATGAGCCATGACATGCCAAGACAACTTAACATACTTATTTAGCTTCTCAGAAACATGCTTAATAAGCTCTTGACCACCAAGAGTAATCGCCATTGCATTGTTAGTATTATAGTAATGAAAATACTTAGAGTTCAGAATACCATAAAGCGAATTTGCATAAATTTTTCTTACATTCTGTTGAGCATCATAATATTTTGAACTAAACCCTTCTCTCAAAATTTCATTGTGAACTTCCTTTACAAAATCATAATCGAGTTTCATACTCTTTGCAATCGTAGAAACATCGTGCCCCTGCTTCATCGCCTCACTAATCTTTTTCTTATTCTTAAACTCTTCGCGCTCTTTAAGTATCTTTCGAGTAACCGAAGGAATTACCGCGTTATCATTTTTTTTATAATACACCCCACCAACCTTAACTGTTCCATCTGCAACCTCCCACACTTTTGTTTCAGACAATGGGGTTTTGCTTAAACCATCAATGTTATCTGGATTCATTACAAGATTTTCAGGAGAAATGCCATACTGTAAAATAAGATATGGATACATTGACTTAAAATCATACGTCATTATAAAATTTGTCAATCCACGTTTCATATATACATATGCACCCGGAACCTTATCTTCACTACTTGACAAAAGTTTATTGTTTATAACAAGATTCTGTTTGTGCATGAAATCAAGAATGTAGCCAGTTTCCATTTGAACAGTTGAGTATATCCTATCAAACGGAATAAGAGATTGGTAGCACGTTTGAAGGGCTAATTCAATATATTTTTTACCCTTATTTGGATGATTCTCAAGATTAACAATCAGTTTAACATCCTGTACATTATATTCAACAAACTTATTCCAGTCAGTTAAAAATATATCACTGAACGAGCCATCAAAATCTAACTTACCTTCACCCAATTCAATGTTAGCAATGGTATTAAGTTTGTAATTCTGCCGCTTCACCCTTTCAAATTTTTTGTAAAGTGCCTCATAATCAAGAATTGAAGAGCCAGCTATTTCAAATTGATTTTCTTTTACTTCTCTTACTATGTCGTATGGAGAAAGTTTAGTGTAATCAATCCCCAACACAACACATCTATAAATCACATATGGAATATCAAAACCATTTACTTTTGAACGCTGGTTGTGATTTGCGTTAATGTTCCACCCAGTAAAAACATCAACCTTAGCTCTACGTAAAAATTCAATAACCTTTTCAACAAGGCGTTTTTCATCTGGAATCCAAAAATAGTTAGAAACTTTACCACCCGTATACTCTCTCGTTCCAAACGTATAATATTCATTTTGTTTTGATAACCCAACAGTAATAAGATTGATTGGCGTTTTTGCACCCTGTAAATTTGTAAAATCAACCTTCCCCTCACATTCTATATCAATAGAGGCTATTTGAAAATTGGAAATGTCAAGTTTTCTTTCTTTATGTCCCCACCGTTGATGTAAGAATTTCATGTCAACCGGTAAATCAGATTCCCATACCTTAGACCTCTTTGAAATGTCTTTGTAAGTTTTCTTATCTTTTGCTATTTTCTTTACAACTGGAACGCCAAAAATATCTTTAATTGGTGATTCTCCCGAACTATCATATATATAATATTCATATACTGGGTCAACCTTCTCCACCCTCCTTTTACCATTTTCATCAATATATCTATGATAAATTTTGTCTTTATATGCATCGTAATATACATTAAGAAACATTTATTATCCTTTACGATAAACAATCTAATAACTGTTTGATATAACCAGTAGATTCATAATACCAATCATTATCTTTCATTGCGTCATACTGTTTAGTGATAATTTCATTGTATTTTTCTGGCTCACTATATTCATCAATCATATCTTCAATATCTTTTACTGTACAGTTATCTTTTAATGTCAAAAAAGAATTATCATATGGTGAAGCATATCCATTTGTAAATGTAGTTCCAATAAAAGCACTTCCATTAGCGTATGATTCCTGCATCTTAATACAAGACTTTGAATAGTTGAAAAAGTTAGGAACTAATGGTCCAATCGAAAAATCTGCGTTTATCTTTTTAACTGGCAAATGATACAAATAGCTATTTGTCCAAGGAACAATGAAATAATCCTTATGACCTTCAAGTTCTTTAAAATAGAAAGGAACCTTATTACATCCCATATTGAAAAATTGTATCTTACCATCCTTTACATTTTTCAATACATATTCACACCAAGCATTATCAATATCACCCTTTAATCCAAGCCTATCGTTCCAATGTGTAGGCGAAGCCGTCCATATGATTTTAGGCTTTTCTATTTTCTTTACTATTGGACTTTTTCTTTGGTCTCCCCAAAACGCTTTGAATACTCTATTTTCAAGCAACCTAATAGGAACATCTACGTTCAACGTATTAGTAATATAATCACCAAGAAATTGACTACTAACAGTAATCAAATCCATTCGTTTCATGATTTCAACAGAAGCAGATCTAATCTCATCGGTTACACCTTCTCTACCATTATTATATTCTGGTATACACTCACCTTCCCTGTCACCCTTCCATATAAAATCATCTATATCATAAACCATCTTGATCTTCAATGCATCTTTTTTCTGTCGATATTGCTCTATAATATCAACGTGTTTAGGATTCATTACACGCTGAAACCATATAGCCTTAGTTCTCAACAGAATATCTTTTTGAGTTGGAAAAAAAGGAGACACTATAGTTTGAAGTTTGTTAGATTTTCCAAAAATAGCATTCAAATAATTTGAAGGAAATATAGTTCTAATGTGTCCTACCCCAGCATAACTTGCAGGAATAGTAACAACTATATTCTTCACAACTTCAAACACTTTCCTATCAGTCAACGGTATTTCAATATCTGATTTTTCACCAGCTAATTGTTGCTTAAATTGTTCTAAATTAGATGTATGAACCTTTTCCATTTATTCTCCTATCTTCCCGAACTTCCAAAACCACCATCACCCCTGTCAGTTTCTTCCAACGAATCAACTTCAATAAACGAAGCTACTTTATATACCTTTTCAAATTCCATTTGGCCGATTC